TACGGAACGACGGGCGTTCTGTCCGACCGGCCCAGGAGGCGGAACCGACAACTCGTGCGGTGCTGGCGGAAGCTCTTCTGGCAGCGGGAAGCAGACCAAAGCCGAGAAGGGCAAGGCAAAGCCCAAGAAAGACGAAGTCGATCCAAACGAGCCCACGATCTCAGGAAGCGCAGCCGTTGGCGCAGCCATTGGCGCAGCCCTCGGCGCTGTCCCGGCAGGCCTCGTCGGCGCAGGCGCTGGCGCGGTAGCCGGAGGCATCATTGGCGCCGTGGATGGCGCCGTCGGCAAAGTGGCCTACAAAGCCAAGAAGGCGATCAACACGAAAATCTCCGACGCGACTAAGTCTGTGTCTGAGAAGGTCTTCGGCAAGAAGTCTTCGAGCAAGAAGAAGACCTCGAAGCGGGCCAGCGAGGTCGCGACCGAGACTTTGAAGTTCCTGCGAGACCGAGCCAAATGAGCAGCAGCATCAACTGCCGTCACGCCAGCTTGATCGCGTTCCTCGAATCGAGAGACACGCAGGGCAGGCTTCCGTTCGACGATCGCCCGTCTCAGGACGATGGATGCGGCAGGCAAGACGGCGGACGGTTTGGGCAGGGAAACAACTGCGCTGGCGGATCCGGCGGAGGCCGTCGCGGGCCATACTCCCGTCTCCCTGACTCGATCAAGCTCACCCCCGATGGCTCGAAGGCTGAGTACACGGCAGACCAGCTTCGTCACGAGTCGCCGTTCGCGTCGACAAGGAAAGCCAGCAAGTTGACGATCGACTCTCCGAATCAAGTCATGGGCATCGCAAAACGCATTGGAATCAAAGACCCTTCTGATATCGCCGTCATCGGAGCGGCCGGATCCAAGCAGGCCGAGATAAAGATCGCCGTTTCGAGTTTAGGCGGCATTGTGGTGAAGAGCTTTTCGCCGATAGATCCCGATCGTCCAAATCTTGGCGGAGCTTCAGTCGACGTGACTATCAAGCCGGAAGGCGTGGTGGACTACAAATACTTCTCGCCCAACACGGTCGCATTTAACTCGATGGCGGATGGGTCTATCTCTCCGAGCGTCGTCTCGGCGTCAGTCATTGCCCTAATGGCCCAGTCTCTGGAGGCTGCTGAGAAGAACGGAATCAAGTTGGCAAAAACAGAAGCCGCGGGCAGCGGCACTGGCGAGATCAACAGAACTCCGGACGGAAGCTTTCAGGGCTACAGGCTCTGGCCGAAATTCGGATTTGATGGCGAGGCCGACCAAGACACGTCTCGCAGGTTCGTAGATCAGCCCAATTCAGGAACGCTTCTCTCCCCAGAAGCCAGAGAGAGGTACATCCGCACTCGCAGCCTAAACGTCCAAGACATTATCGCAACAAAGTCTGGCGAAGAGTGGTGGGCCAAGAACGGCCACTGGGTAAATCTGAAGCTCGACTTCACTGACAAAAAGAGCCCCGGATACAAGCGTTTCCAGCAGATGGTCGCCGTCGGGAAGAGGGCTGCGGCAAAACTTGAGCGACAGGGACGCTCGGCGCACGAGTATTGGCAGTGGGTAGCCGTCCGTGCTGGTGTGCCGACTGAAGCCGAAGCGAGGTCGTTTGTCGCAAGACTTGAGCTTTCTGCTTTCTGCGAGTCTCGCAACTGCGGCACCGGCTCCGGCGGATTCCAGAAGGGCAACACGTGCGCCGGAGGCGTAGCTGCCGACGTCGCGAAAGGCGCCGCGAAAGGCGCCGTGAACAGTGCCTTGGCTGCTCTCGGCACTACATGGTTCCCGCCCCTGGTTCCAAAAGCCGCAGCCGCAGGGGCAGCTTTCGGAGCCGTGAAGGGCCTGTACGACAACCAAATGCGACCGACTCGTGTCATGAAGGCGATCAAAAAGTCAGGCATGACCGAAGACAGCGTGGCATCACTCGTCAAAGACTTGGGCGGCAGCCCGCGGTCATCTGCCGACGTAAAAAACGGCTCCCTCAAGCTGACGATCAAAGACAAAGACGGCAAGAAAACCTTCGGAATCGATGTCGCTTCAGACAAGATTGTCATCACTCCGTCGAGGGAATCTGGTAAACTGACAAAGGGCGAGATGGAGAAAGTTAAGTCTCTCGCCCAGGGGAACTCCAAGAGAGAAGTTTCCGTCATCGTTAAGTCGCAATCGCCGTCTTACGTCTCCCAACTCAGCCGGATGGGATTCAAAGTCGCAGCCAATAGCGCAGGGGTGCTGGCTGCATCCGTCGTCGCTCCGTTCGTCCCCGGCCTCGTGGGACACGTGATCGGGTCTACCGTCGAGGCGATAGCAAAGAAACGTAATGACTAACAGCGGCGATCGATGCCGTCATTGCGGCCAGGGCCGCTTGACTACGAGAACGAGCAAACCCTGCGGGCAACACCAAGTCCGCTACCTTCGCTGCAACTCTTGCGGCGCTCAAGCACGCTCGGTCGTCTCGGCAGAGAGATCGTGGCGTCGCGAAAAAGTTGTGTGACACAACTTCCCGCTTCTTCTGGTCTTCGCACCTTCGTTCGTAAGTTGAACTCTGTCGCTACGGCGACGTTCATCAACTCACCAACGCAGGGAAGCGAAAGACATGGAAGCCTCCACCAAGATCAAGACTCTCCTCGACGAACTCGCCGCTGTTCTGGCGGAGATGGGCGCTCTTCAGGACGAGGAGGCCCCTGCCGCTCGTGGCATGGACGAGGCAATGGTGGAGGACGAGGACGAGGACGACGTCACCGAGAAGAAGGGCTACAAGCCCGGTGACGTCGAGGACGCCGAGGGCGTCATGAGCGAGGAAGAGGAAGAGAAGGAGAAGAAGCTCCGCTGCCTCTGCGAGCGGGCCGAGAAGCTCCGCGAGAAGGTTCAGTTCTACGAGGGTGTCGCCGCCAAGGAGCTTGAGCTTCGGGCCGTCCTCGACAAGTCCACGCCTGCCAAGGAATCGGCGGTCGCTCGGTTCAATTCCACCAAGGAGGGTCGCTCGGTGCAGATCTATCACAATCTCCCCGGTGCCGGTCGCCTGAAGAACTTCAAGGGCGCGAACGCTGAGGAGCGTGCCTACCGCGCTGGCATGTCGTTCCGCGCCTCGCTGTTCGGCGACAAGAACGCCGCTCGGTGGTGTGCCGATCACGGCATCGAGTCGCGGGCTCAGGTCGAGGGCGTCAACTCGCTCGGCGGCTTCGCCGTTCAGGACGAAGTGCTCAATGAAATCTTGGTGCTCGTCGAGGAGTTCGGTGCGTTCCCTGCGAATGCCCGCAACATCACGATGAAGAGCGACACGCTCATCATCCCGCGTCGGGTTGGCGGTCTCAAGGCCTACTTCGTGGGCGAGAACACCAACGTGACCGAGACCGACGCACAGTGGGATCGAGTGCAGCTTGTCTGCAAGAAGACCGCGGTGGCCAATCGCCTGTCTTCGGAGTTGCTCGAAGACAGCGTAATCAATCTCGCCGATTATTTGGTCGGCGAAGTGGGTCGTTCTATCGCGGAACTCGTAGACCTCGTCTCCTTCCAAGGCACGGGGATCTCCGATCACGGCGGTATGATCGGCGTCTGCACGAAGATCACCGACGGCACTCACAACGGCGGTCTTGTGACTGCCGCCGCGGGCAACACGTCGGCCCTGACTCTCGATATCGACGACCTGATCGCTTGTGCCGGTCGGCTCCCGCTGTACGCGAGGGCTCAGGCCAAGTGGTTCGTGAATCCCCAAGTCTTCGCCGCCAGCGTGCAGCGGCTTGGTCTCGTGAACAACGTGGGTCTCGCTGGCGGCAACACCAGCGCGAACCTCGCGGCTCCGGCTGAGCTTCGGCTTCTCGGAAGCCCGGTGGTCTTCGTCCACACGATGTCGAGCAAGGTCGATGCCGACCCCGGCGTGGTCAAGCTCCTCTACGGCGACCTGTCGATGAGTTCGATCTACGCGACTCGTCGCGGCCTGACGATCAAGACCAGTGAGGATCGCCTCATCGAGCAGGATGCGACCCTCATGGTTGCGACGACTCGCTGGGACGCGGTCACTCATGATCTCGGCGACAACACGAAGGCTGGCCCGATCGTCGCCCTTCGGACTGCCGCTTCCTGATAGTACGGACACCCCAACCCTCACAGACTGGAGCAAGTTTTAGACATGGCGAATTATCTCGAAGGCACGAAGACGGTTGCGAAGGTTGCGGCTGTCGCTGTTGACGGCGGCTCGTACACCCACGAGATCGACACCTACGGCGCCGACTACGTGTCGGTGGATGTGGTGTACTCGACGTTCACCGCGACCTCGACGGCGTACGCGTCGGTTCTCAAGGTTCAACAGAGCGACGTTGCTGGCAGCGGCCAGACGGACGTTCCGGGCCTGACGGTGACGGCGACTGCTGGTCGCACGACCGGCACTCACGTTGCTCGCTTCAACGTCGATCTGCGGGGCAAGAAGCGGTACATCACGGTGGTTGGCAATCCCGCCAAGCCCGCGACGGTCGCTTCGGTGGCTCGCCTCTCGAAGCTCGAAGACGAGCCGTATGACGCCACGACGGCTGGCGTGAGCAACTACGTCAGCGGCTGAGACAAAAAACATCCGGCGGGGGCCACATAGGCGGCTTTCGACCAAGGATGGTCTTAGTCGGGCATGGATGCCCAAGCCGCCTCTAACCATGAAGAGGCTTGGAAATGCGCATCGTCGTCGGAAACGTAGAACATGAAGTCAAGATAGCCGGGGTGCTTAGCGCGCCCCGGCTTGGTTTCATGGATAACTACTACTGCTCGATTCAGGCTTTCACGTCGTATCAGATCCCGATCGTCAAGGGCTCCGGTGCATTCTGGGATCAGACGATGCACAGGCTCATCGCCGAGCAGGCGAAGGAAGAGCACGGCAACGACCTGATCCTGACGATGGACTACGATTCCGTATTCGAGTCTGACTGCATCGCGAGACTTGTTTCTGCGATGCTCATGTCTGGATACGACGCAATCGCGCCACTCCAGACGAAGCGAGACGACAAGAACCTCATGTTCACTCCGGAGGGGTTCTCGCCAGAAGGCGGCGAGGTCACTCTCCCGGCCGAATGGTGGGAGAAGCCAGCCCAGCCAGTCGACACGGCGCACTTCGGCCTGACTCTCCTTCGGACGTCGGCTGTTCGTCGAATGCAGAAGCCGTGGTTTCTGGGCATTCCCAACGAAGAAGGCGGCTGGGAAGACTTGCCGAAAGAAAAAACAGCAAGAGTCGATCCTGATATATTTTTCTGGCGACAATGGAAGAAGAGCGGTAACACGCTGGCTGTCTGTCCCCAGGTGGCGATCGGTCATGCTGAGCTTGTGATCACGTGGCCTGATCATCGACTCAAGGGGATTTACCAGTACCCGAACGACTACTGGAGTTCTGGCGGACGGAGGCCACCGGAGGCTTGGGGCTCGCCAGAGCACGCCGAGAAGTCAGCCGCGAAAGCAGCGGGTGCCGCATGAAGGTGCGACTGCTGAAAGACTGGAGCTTCCATAAGTCTGGCGACATTGTCGACGTCTTCGACCCGACGGCCCGAAGCTGGCTTGCCAGCCAGATCGCCGAGGAAGTCATCGACAAGAGGTCTCTTGAGCCCGTCGAGCAGGCCGTCGCCAAGCCGTCGGACGAAATCGAGAGAGCCGTCCGCAGGCATACAGGAAAGAAATGAGCTACTACGAGATCGTTCGTCGTGGAACTCTCAGATACCGCTCGATTCGTCGACTCACTGAGCCGACGATCGAGCCGGTCTCGATTGCCGAAGCCAAGGCCCACCTGAGAATTGACTCAGACTTCACAGACGATGACCTCTACGTGCAGACTCTGATCTCTGCGGCCCGTCACCACGTCGAGACTGTATCAGACAGAACTCTCGTCAGGTCTCAGTGGCAACTCAAGCTCGACCTGTTTCCGTCGTGGGGCATCGAGCTTCCTCGCCCGCCGATCGCAACAGGCCCGATCACGGTCACGTACGTGCAGACGGGCTCTTCGTCGCCC